AGCCTTTCCATTACATTATCTTGAGGATTGTTTCCTGTGTATTCTGATAGAGAGTTTTCTTTTACGATTTGAAATATCTCAAACCACAGTCTATTTGTTTGAGTCATATAATTTTGTCCCATTGCAACATATGGACTTTGAATAGCATTTCCTGTAGTAGGATGTTTTGCTAAAAAGCCATATTCAGTGATTGCCTCTTCGCATTGAATCCATCTTGCAACACTCATAGCATATCTTTCTAAGAGCTGGGGGGAGACGAGGGAGGAACAACCTCTTTCATGTAGCCATTTCCATGTATCTTTATAGACTTCTCCAGCAACTAAAGTCTTTCCATCTTTTTGGACTGCCTCTAACATTTTGTTTGGCTCTGGCATTTCTTCACCTTTTAAGTCTGCGGTGTTCTGAAATTCCATAACTGTAAGAGGTCTTCCACCAGGATTTCCTTCAGCTATTTTTTCTGCTAATGCTTTCTTTTTGGCTCCTGCTCCTATGCGAGCACCACCTCTATTAGTGCCGTCTTTGGCCATATATTAAAACACCTCACTTTCCACTTGCCCTATTACCCCCTTTGAAACTGCATTTTTTTACACGATGCCCCACGCCGCTGTCCGCTTATGAAAGTTTTAGAGATTTACTACCCCCACCGCTCACCACTTTTAGCTGTGATGCTTGAGTGACAAGACTTGCATAAGCTCATAAGATTACTAAACTCATTGCCACCACCTTTGGACAGTGGTACGATGTGATGCACTTCCTCCACAGGAGTAAGCTTTCCGTGTTTCTTACATTCCTCACAAAGGGGATACTCTTTGACGTATCTGTCTCTGATTCGTTTCCAAGCCCTGCCGTATCTTTTGTTGGACTTAGGATCTCTTTGGTACTTGTTATAGTTTTTATTTGTTAACCGCTTATGTTTTTCACAGTACCTATCATCAGTAAGCTTAGGACAGCCAGGATAGGAACAAGGACTCTTAGGTTTCCTTGGCATTCTAGCACCTCCTTTTTGGGCATGAAAAAACCTCCACAGATTTCTGTGAAGGTTTAAAGTTTTTCTATCTTAATAGTATCAAGTAAGTCTATGAACATCTACTAACATTTCCTATCATTTTTCAAAAGAGTGGTTGTTTCTGCTAAAGCTCTGTCTCTAAGTCTATAAATATGCTGAATGCTATAATCCATATCAACTGCAATCTGCTCCCAAGTTTCGAAGCAAAGGTATCGTTTCTCAAGTAAGGTTTGATACTCCTGGTTCTTTACTTTCTTTATAAGAGCTACAATTTCAGTTTTCAAATCGATAAGCATATCAATGTCTTTATTGATTTCAGCTTGAAGGTCAATAATTTTATCTATAGCATCTGCCATTTTGGAGGTAGCTCTGTTAGGACTTCTTGGCATATCGGATAGGGTAGAAGTGGCTTTAGTAGCAAGTGCATTTAAAGACTCCACTTGCTCAAGCTTACTATTAATTCTTTGGTCTAGACGATAAGCTTTATTTAAATAATCTTTTGCGTTCATGATGCTACCTCCTCATTCAGTTGTTTTATAAGCATATCTGGGTCAAGGCTGGTAAGAAGTCTATACCAGCCAGAATGAATGAAACGTTCAACTTCTTCTTTTGTATTTAAAGCAGCTTGATTTCGTGGATGTTTATTTAGTTTTCTAAGTGCAGCACGGTAATCCTTAACTGCTGTTAGAACAATGGCGTTAGCCAAATCTTCATATTTTTTATTCATTGCTTTTACCTCCCATTTGCAAGTTGACTTTAACAGCATCGATTAATGCAGACTGGGTATTATCCTTGTTTTTTAAAGCTTTCATCACTTGCTTGTCGATTGTGTCCTTTGCAATGAGGTGATGGATAATAACTGTCTTTTCTTGTCCCTGTCTCCATAGCCTGGCATTTGTTTGTTGGTAAAGCTCCAAACTCCATGTAAGGCTAAACCAAATCAGAGTAGAACCACCAGATTGCAGGTTGAGTCCATGTCCAGCAGATGCAGGGTGGATAACTGCTATAGGGATTTCTCCCTTATTCCATTTTTTTATTGAGTCGGAACTATCCAAGTTCTCCACCTTAAATCTTTTAGTAATTCGAAGCAAATCATGTTTAAACCAGTAAGCGATTAAAACAGGTTTACCGTTGGCCGCTTCTACTAAATCTTCTAAAGCATCTAGTTTTTTATCATGGATATGAACTACATTTTTCTCATCTCCATATACAGCTCCATTTGCCATTTGAAGAAGTTTATTAGATAAGGCAGCAGCATTAGAAGCGGTAATTTCATCCTCATCAATGGTTGCTACTAAATCCTTTTTCATTGCATCTAAGGTTTTACTCTCTTTTTCAGATAATTTCACTTCGACTTCGTTTATAGTAAGCTCTGGAAGCTTAAGATAATCGGATCCTTTCATGCTTATGGTAATATCTGAAATCTTTTTATATATGGCTTTTTCTGTTCCAGGTTTAGGCTTATAAGAAAATATAATCTGTTGATTTCGTTTATCTGGAAGGAAATACTCATCTCTATATTTTCCGATGAACCGTCCAAGCCTTTCTCCCATATCTAAAAGTCTAAACTCAGCCCATAAATCCATAAGTCCGTTACTTGCAGGAGTTCCAGTTAAGCCTACAATTCTTTTTATTTTTGGTCTTACTTTCATAAGACATCTAAAGCGTTTGGCTTGATGATTTTTAAATGATGAAAGCTCGTCTATAATTACTGTGTCAAAGTCGAAGGGGAGAGAGCTATCTTCTATAAGCCATTTTACATTTTCACGATTTATAATATAAATATCTGCTTTTTTCATTAAAGCTGATTTCCTTATTTTTTCACTTCCTACAGCAACAGAATATTTTAAATCTTTTAGGTGATTCCATTTTTCAATCTCTGTTGGCCATGTATCTCTGGCAACTCGAAGTGGTGCGATAACTAAAATCTTATGTGCATCAAAGCTATCAAATAATAAATTGTTTAAAGCTGTAAGAGTTAAGACTGTTTTTCCTAACCTAAGCCCATATCCAAAAAGATAGCTGAGATAGGATTTCTTTCAATATATTCAGTAGCATATCTCTGATAATCATGGGGTATGAACTTCATCAGGCATCACCTCCTAGAATATTTCTAATTACTTCTTTTATTTGTTTTTCATCATCAAGAACATATACTTTAAAACCTAAGGATTTAAGAAGTTTATGCCTTGTAATTTGGATTGGTCTAGGTTTTTCACCTTTCCTTTTCACTTCTACAAATCCAATCCTTCCTGTAGGAAGAAGGATAAGTCTATCGGGCATCCCAGCAAAACCTGGACAGGTAAGTTTAAGACAAAGACCATTCAACTTTTTAATTTCTTTTACAAGTTTTTGCTCAATTTGTTTTTCACGCATTGACCTTCACCTTGCTACATATTTTAGTTAATGAATCTAAGAAATCGTTTATAGCTATAAAGCCTTTATTCATCGGCTTTTTTGGCAAATAGATTCATCAGAATTTTAGGGGGAGTGTAGGTCGGTGTAGGCTGTCTATATAACTTTTATATATATTTTTAATTTTATTTTTGTCTATATGAAAAAGTTGTAATATAGACATACACCGACCTACACTAATTACAAAATACTTACTTAAATAAACTCTGATTTTAGCCTTAAACCCTTAACGATAACGCCTTTATTAGTTCGCTTTCTTTCAAAGTTTTCTGATTCAAGAGCTGTATAGAAATCTGCTGTACTTCTTGTAAATTCACCAACCCTTAAACAAAAAGCACGGTACTCATCATAGATTTCACCCGACTTGGCTGTGTAACTTCCATCAACTTCACAACATTCATTTAGAAAGTGTGCTAACCAGTTGTTATTTTCTCTATAAATATCAATGGCATCTTGCACTTTCTTAGGTGGAGTTATGTTGTAATCATCGTCAATTACTTTCTTGGCTCCTTCAATTATCCATGTAAGAATTGCACCACCAGCATTTTCAATGAGATAGTCCGTGTAATTTTTTATATCATTATTTCCTTCAATCTTTGCCTCAAAAGGAATCACAATAAGTCTTCTCCAAGTTCCCTCATCAATAGCTCCAACCTTTGGCAGGTGGTTCGTATATAAAACCAATGTGTGAGTCGGGATATAGCTAAAAGGATCTTTATATTTTTTCTCTGCATAGATTTCGTCAGTAGAACAAAGTTGTTTGATATTAGAAGTATTTAGCCTCATACCTTCCTCAAGTTCAGCTGCAATAAGGAGTCTTTTTCCTTTTGCCTCGGCAAGCTCTGGCTTAACATTTCTTCTGCAGCCAACAGTAAGAATGTCGGCTGAAATATTACCACTATAGCTTCCTAAAACCCTGGCGATGGCATTCCAAAATGTAGATTTACCATTACGGCCTTCACCGTAGGCTATGATTAAAGCCTCAACATAAACTTTTCCTATAGCAGCAAGCCCCACAATCCTTTGCACATATTCAATGAGAGCTTTATCTTTGCTAAAAAACACATCAAGGGCATCAAGCCACTTATCCATTCCTACATCATCTGGACTTACAGATGTTTGCTTT